GAAATTGTTCCAAGAAGTTCTATTAGTAAATCAGGATATATGCTCGCAAATAGTGTTGGTATTATAGATCAAAGCTATCGTGGTAATTTATTAGTTGCATTAAGAAAAATTAATAAAGATTGTCCCAATTTAGAGTTACCATGGAAATGTTGTCAACTAATTGTTAAAAAACAAATATATTCTAATTTTCAATTAGCATTAGAAGATTTAAATAAGACAAAGCGAGGTGATGGTGGATTTGGAAGTACAGGCTAAAACATTTTAGAACAATAATATCTATTATTTTTATATGAATTATCAATTAATGGTTTAATAATCAATACTAAAATAATACATAATATATAATTTATGATAAATACAGGAATAATTACATATAAAACATTATTAGAATCATTTACATTAAAATAGTCTAAATATTTAAACCACAATTCACGTGTATATTCTGTTTGTTTAAAGAAGAAATATAGATAGTTTTTGCATTCATAAATTATAACATTATTAATTTCACTGATATCCATATTAATATTTGTTTTATATTTTAATAAATGACACTAATCAATTTTTATACATTTTATTAGTAATCTTATTATGAATATCATCATATTTTTCTAATGAATAATTAATAAAAAATGGATTTTTAGAATAAGAATCACTGCATATGTAAATATGATTAAATAATTGCTTTATTTTATCTTTTATTAATATATCATTAATACCTACATTCCAAAGATATATGCTATGTTTTTTTATTGGACATACTATATGTATATTATTTAGTAAATGTTCTTTAATATCGCTTTTATTTTCAAGTGATTTATCACTAAAAATTTTCTCTGCATTTATATTATATTTTGTTACATTATTTAATAATTTTTTTTGTTCCTTATTGAAAAATTTTAATTTTAGTAAATTATCTTTTGATAAAGTTAATATTATCAAGTTAGTTATAAATGTTTTATAATGAGTTATTATATATATATTAGATTTATATATTATATCAATTATATTAGTATTATAAATAATATTACCATTATTTTCTACAATATAATTAATCATTTTATTTATTAATATATACTTATCATCCTCCATAATAAAATATTCATTATCGTTATTGATATCATTTGTAAATAATGTTATTGCAAACATAGCTGAAACATTATCATATATATATTCAAAATCCTCAATATTTGTTTTAAGTATATTATAATCATTAGCAGATAAAATAGAACGGCAAAATTTAACAAAGTTTTGACTATTTAATATTTTTTTAGATATTAATTTAGACTTATTAATGATATTATATATTATTTTATATGTATTATCATTATATTTTAATTTATATTTATTGTAATTTATTGAAAATTTATTTAATAGATTTATGTAATTATTATGATTTTTATTGAAAATTCTGTAATTATTTTTTTTGTCATTAAATGAATTACTTTTTTCAATTATAGTTACTTTATATCCATTATCAAGACATTTAATTGCTGAATATAATCCTATAAAATTGCACCCTGCTATAACTAAGTTATTATTCATATATTAATTAATTTAATTATCTAATATGTTTTTATATGCGTATTATAAAATTTAATAATTAAATATATATTTATTAAAGATACTTTTTATGATATGGGAAATACATCATCAAGACAAAATACTTATCAACAATATCATAGATATTTAAACACTCCTGAAAAAAAAGCTAAAATGGAAGACGCAGAATTAAAAAAAATAGATATGAAAACTTTAAATCATTATGAAGTTTTAAATGTAAGTAAGAATTTTACTTGGGAAGAACTTAAAGAAACGTATAGAAAGCTTGCTATTAATGTACATCCAGATAAGCCTAATGGTAATAAAGAGCTATTTAATATTATAACATATTCTTTTAAACAATTGGCAAAAGAATATAAAAATCGCACAAGTGATTTGGACCATTATGATTTAAAAAAACAATCTAGTGAGTTCTTTCATAAAATGACTAGTGAAACCATGCCACATCCTAGCGATGCGTTGCAAAATCCAGACGAAACCTTTTCTACTAAGTTTAATCGTAATTTTGAAAAATGTAAAGTTATGGATGATGATATTGATTTTGGTTATGGTGAAAAAATGTATGAATCTTCACAAGTACGCGAAGACATTAATATTGAAAAACTAATTAAAAAGGATAAAATAGATAATGAAAGTTTTAATAAGATTTTTAATAAAAAAGTCCCTGTAAACAAACAGCTTGTAAAGTACAAGGAACCAGAGCCATTATTATTAGCTAAATCTCTGAACTTTACAGAATTAGGTAGTAAAAAATCAGATGACTATACAAGCAGTATGGAAAAGACAAATAATTTATCATATACGGATTATATGAGAGCACATGATGGTACGCGCCTTGTTGATCCATCATTAATAAAGTCGGGAAAACAATTTAAATCAGTAGAAGAGTATAAAGCATATAGTGATAACAAAGCTGAAAGAAAATTGAGTGAAAAAGAGCTTAAATTACAAGAATTAAAAAAAATAAAAGCAGAAAAAGAAGAAAATATGCGTTTAAATAGATTAAAGAATTATGACGAACGCGTTGAAAAGTCTTTTAATAAAGCTAATAAACTATTTTTGAAATAATTTTATCCTTATTTTTTTCAGTATCATTCCATCCTTGTTCAAACAATTCTCTTGACTTATCCTTATCAATATATACACAGCTTTCGGGTGAAAATTTTCTATTCCACATATTTCTATGTATAATTATTTTATTATTTTCGTCAATATTTTTATAATCATATTTTATATCACCATCAATATATCTACTACCCTTATATTTTTTAGAAAAAGTACTACCTGATAAATATGGTAGATACGAACTACATAAACAGAAATCTATAACATCATTTATATTAGTAAAATCATTTTTCTCTTCTGTTTTCATTTTAAATAAAGCTCCATCTAATTTAGTTGATATTATTGATATTTTATCAAGATTTTTCGGCTCTCTATTTTTGTATCGTAATTTAAGATTATCTTCTACGTTTTTTTGGAATTTTTTCATATCACTTTGTAATTTTATTTTTGTTGTATTATTACCAACAGTATAGCTCCATATTTTATCATGATCTGATAAATCTTCCTCCTGAGTATATAATAAAGAACACCAAGCACCACCAGATATTCCAGTTATTTTAAAGTCAGGTATAACGATATTTTTCTTTATATATCCAATAACACCCATACTATAAGGTAAAAACAATCCCGTGCCATAAACATTAATGTTGGTAAATGCTTTCGCTATACTTATCATATTAACAATTAATATTGTTAATGATAAATATTTCATTCTTAGTTTAATATATATACTATTTTATTTTTTATACTTTTTTTTTCCATTTTGCCTTTTCATCCGTTAAATCACGTGTTCTCATATAATTGAAAAATTTAATAACTTCTTCTTCATTTCCTTCTCTAAAAAATTTAGATAATTCATCTATTGAATTTTTTTTATTTTGTATAGATGCAAAAATAATATTATTCATATGTTTTTTAAATTTATCGGATATAAATGGGGGTTGATCAATTAGCCATGTACTTCTCATTTTTTTATATGAATCGGTATTTAAAGGTATGATTTCTTGATTATTATTATCGTATGATACTACAACATTATTATCAGTTATTGATACAGATGTAATAGTATTATTTATATTTTCCATTTTAATATATAATTATATTTATTTTTTTTTATATGCATATTATAGGTAAAGTATAGTTAATTATAATGGCGAGAGTAGAAAGAGGTATAGAAATGGTATTACATTCCGTAATAATTGGTTTATTATTATACATATTAATGGTTTTTGTATTAAAACAAAAAGAAGAAGTTGCTGAAAATAGAAGTATTTTAATATCTGCATTTTTATTAATATATATGGTTTTGTTTGGTCATAGTCTTCCAAATAAAATAAATAAGGATTTATAATTATACTTGATTATATATTATCATATAAGCTGAATTATTATTATTTTTAAAATTATTTATTTCTTTAATATCCATATCATTATATAATAAATAATTATCAGTATCGTTATTACATATTGCCATATAATGTCCGCTATTTAAATTACCTACATGGAGCGCCATTGATGACAATTTGTAAATTTTTTTTACATCAGGATTACTTAATTCTGTACCTTCGTTAAAATGCAATTGCTCGTTGATATTAATTGGTTCTGTATTTTTTCTAAACATATCTGCAAATCTTGTAACAACTATAAATAATACCTTTGGAATACTCCATAATTTTGTTTGTTTTATATATTTTGTTTTTAATTTACATTTTTCACATTCCCAAACATCACAATTAATATCTTCATTATATAATTGTTTAATCATATCAACAATAGAAAGATTTTTATCCGTAATATTAAGATTTAATGTTACAAATGGTTCAAAATTGTACAATGTATTATTACATTTAGTGCATTTTATTATATTAAGATAAAATCCCTGTATTAATGATTGCCATTTTGATATTTTATTATTATTATGTTTAATATTATAATATTCAAATTTGTCTTTTAATTTACTACTATTTAATAATACTCTATTGAATTCTCTATCATCTTCTATAATAATACCTTCTTTAATTTTATCATTTATACAATGTTCATTTATAATTTTATAATAACTTGGATTTTGATTAATTTCATTAATAATTGCTTCTGATAAGTAAAGCCATAATTCATATATATCAAGTTGTTCACCAAATCTAAATGTACCTTCGAATGTGTTAAATACCTTTTTAACAAATTTTCTAGGAATTAGTGAATTTTTTTTCTCATGCATTAATACTAATATCTCTTTTAGGTTATTTGTAAATGTATCATCGGATAATTCATAGCTAAGTATAGCATCTCGTAAATATGTATTTCTACAAATTATTTGTATTAAACTATTTATAGCACATGTTGCACCAACATTCTCTAAACCTTGCATGAGTTTATTTATATATATATTTAATAATATATTTATATCATAATAAAAATAATTATATTATATAGATAAATATGCCAAGAAAAAGTCCTAAAAGTCCTAAAAGTCCTAAGAGTCCTAAGAGTCCTAAGAAATTAGTGAGAAAATCGTCAAAAAAGAGTTTAGAAGAATTTATGCCAATAAGTAGCAAATTTACTACTCAAATTTTAGAACCTCAAAAACAATGTAATCATGGTAGCAACAAAAGTATATTAATTACTGCTATTGTGGTTGGTATAATTGGTTTATTAATTAATATTGGTGCACTATTATGGTTACAAAAATTAGAAAAAATTAATTGTGCTTGTAGCGAACACTGGATGCGTAATTACATTAAATATTATTTATTTATTATTGTACCAATTTTCTTTATAAATTTAATTATTAATGTATATGTGTATTTATCAAATATGAGTATTAATGAATTAAATAATAATAATTTATTTATATTTTATAAAACTTTTTCGAATATAGTTTCATTATTTGGAATTGCTAATATATTTATTGTTATAATATTTATTAACAAATTAAAAGAAATAAATTGCGAATGTAGTGAAGATATTAAACGAGAAGTATATTGGATTTATAATATTATATTAGCTGCTTTTATATGCTTGACTATATTATTAATATTAGTAGGATTACCATTATCTCTCATGAGTATGAAAAGATAATTTAATCTACTTCATCAATAGTTGGTTCAGTTGTCCCAGGCATACCACCGGGCATACCACCGGGCATACCACTAGGCATACCACCAGGAGGAACTTGACTACTATAAAGCTTTTGCATTAATGGATTAACTATTTCTTCAAGTTCTTTTTGTTTGTTTTTATATGTGTCAATATCCTCATTGTCATTATCTTCAAGCCATTTTAGTCCTTCTTCGATAATTGGATCAAGTTCTTCTTTTACTTCATCGAGTGTTGGTGGCGAATTTTCATTTTTAGTCATTGAATTTTTTAGATTATACAAATAGTTTTCAAGTCCATTTTTAGTTTCAATTAATTCTCTTTGTTTATTATCTTCTTCCTTAAATTCTTCAGCTTTTTTAATCATTTCATCAATTTGCTCTTTTGAAAGACGACCTTTATCATTTGTAATAGTAATATTATTAGTCTTTTTAGTTGATTTTTCTTCCGCTGTAATATTCATGATTCCGTTTGCATCAACATCAAAAGAAACTTCAATTTGCGCTTGACCTCTAGGCATTGGTGGAATACCATCTAAATGAAAACTTCCTAAAAGATTATTATCTTTTGTAAATCCACGTTCTCCCTCATAAATCTTAATATCTACACCTGGCTGATTATCAGCATATGTTGAAAATACTTGTGATTTCTTTGTTGGAATCGTTGTATTACGTTCAATAATTTTAGTCATTACACCTCCTGCTGTTTCAATACCAAGAGAAAGAGGTGCCACATCAAGTAGAAGCAATTCATTTGTTTTACTGTTACCTTGTCCCGTCAAGATAGATGCCTGAACAGCAGCACCATAAGCAACCGCTTCATCTGGATTCAATGATTTATTTAGTTGTTTTCCATTAAAATATGATGAAAGTAGCTCTTGTAGTTTTGGAATACGTGTAGTACCACCTACAAGCACAATTTCATGAATATCACTTTTACCCATCTTAGCATCTTTAAGAAGTTGTTCAAGTGGTTTCAATGTTCTTTGAAATACAGCATCCGCAAGTGATTCAAATTTAGCACGTGATAAGTTAGTATTATAATCAACACCATCCATTAAAGAATCAACTTCAATACTTGTTGTAGATGCAGCAGATAAATTCTTTTTAGCTTTTTCTGCTGCAATATTAAGACGTTTAAGAGCTCTTGCATTTTCCCGCACATTCATTTTATGCTTCTTTTTAATATCATCACATAGATAGTCAACAATAAGATTATCAATATCAGAGCCACCCAAATGTGTATCACCACCAGTAGCTTTTACTTCAAAAATACCACCATCAAGAGTTAAAATTGAAACATCGTGTGTACCGCCACCACAATCAAATACAAGGATATTTTTCTCTTTCTTATCTTCTGTTTTATCTAGACCATATGCAATAGCAGCAGCAGTTGGTTCATTAATAATTCTCAGAACTTCAAGTCCAGCAATTGCACCTGCATCCTTTGTAGCTTGACGCTGTGAATCATTAAAATAAGCAGGCACTGTAATTACAACCTTTTTCAATGGATGTCCAAGATATGATTCAGTTGTTTCTTTAAGACGTTGAATTACCATTGCTGAAATCTCTTCTGGATGAAAAGTTTTTTCTTCATTTTTATATTTAACATTAATTAATGGCTTATTATCTTTATCGCCAGATACAGCAAATGACCATAATTTAACATCTTTTTGAACAACATCATCTGTATATTTACGTCCAATTAAGCGTTTTGTATCATAAATAGTATTTTTTGGATTCATAGTAGATTGATTTTTTGCTGCATCACCTACAAGTTTTTCCGTATCACCAAATGATACATATGATGGTATAATACGAGATCCAGTTTGCGTATCTGGAATAATTTCTACACGATCATTAATCCAAATAGCCGCACAACTGGTTGTAGTTCCAATGTCAAAGCCAGCTGCAATTTCATCTTCTTTACCCATAATTCCTGATTTTCTAATACTTATTTAATGTAAAATATCTTTATATATTTTAATACTATATAAGAGGGCTAAACTAATATAAATTTAATAATTTTTATATATAAATAATTCTTTAATTAAATAAATATATACTTTAAATATAAAGGCAAAAATATAAATGGAAGTAAATTTAAATAATAATTTCGAGTATGATAAAATTATTATTAATTTAGATTCAAGAAATGGTATCAATAGTAATGGTAATGATTTTGGATGCTTATTTAAATTTGATGATACAATTAAAAATCCTATCGCAATACAAATAATAAATGCTACAATTATATCATCCGAATCTGCAACATATCAATCATACGATGATTGTTTCTATATAATATTAAATAATATTGAAAGATCAACATCATATATAAAATATATGGACAATACATATAATACTTATAATTTTAATATAATTAAATATTTTGAAAAAGTAGAATATACAGATAATAATATTGTTGGTAGTAAAAACAAATCTATGTTAGATATTGGTACAAGTACAGGAAGTTTTTCTGATTCTTCAACATATATGTTTAATCCTGTAATACCAGAATTAAGTCGTTTTGAATTAACATTAAAAGATAAAAATTTTGCAAATATACCAAATAGCAATATTGATTCAGTAAAATTAACTCTATGTATATATACTATAAAAAAAAAATTAGTTTAAAATTATATAAGAGTCTTTTATTATTTATTGAATAATATGAAACTAAATATTATTAACAATTATAAAACTATTTATTACAATATTTTAACTAATTTTTATTTGATATTTAATTTGTTTTTACCATTATATGATAATTTTATTATAAGTTTGCATAATCAAGCTAGTAAAACATTATATGGTGATATTAAAAAAGTTAAAAGAATAAGAATGATTGAATTCTTAAATGAATTAGAAAGTAATGATAAATTAATTCTAGATAAAAATAATAATTTACTAATAATTGAATATAATTATAGTGATTATATTAATAATAATAGTGATAGTGATAGTGAATCAGAAACTGATAATGAAACAAAAAATAAAGGGGTTTTAGATGAGATTAAAAGATTACTAAATAATGCTAAAAAAAATATTTAATAATGTTTAGCTAAAATATTTAATAGTAAGTTTTTGTTTCCATAATCTTTTAATATCATTTTTATTATCAATAACACCATAACAATTACTTTTTAATCTTTTTTTAACATCATATTTAATATTGTTTTTTATATAATTTTCATACTGATTTATATAGTAAAGATTTTCACTTGCTTCTTCCTCTCTATTTAAATATATTTTATTTTTAATATAATCTACGTATAAAAAGTACAAGTTTGTATCAATACTTCCTGTAAAAAAACCATCTTTTTCATTTATAGAAAAACATTCATTTTTATTATATATAATTTTTATTATATTAAATTCTTCTTTTGTTTTATTATCTATAATTTTAATTGTATATGAAGCATATATATTATACATATTGACATTATTATGATTTACAGATATTTTAAAGTCTTTCTTTGATAAATTAGCTTTCAATATTTTAATAATATCATTCTTTGTTTTTTCATAGATATTTGATAATATTGTTATATATTGCGATGATTTGCTTAAACGAAAGCAACAATCACTTTTTTTATATATTTTTAATGGATAACTATCAATTACAGGGTATTTATTATCTTTAATATGATTAAGTAATAATTCTGTGACATCTTTATATAGAGGTTTTATACATAAACATTTTTTTATAATAATATTATTTTTATTTGATGGATAAAATTTGTTTATTAAATTAAGACGATTATAAATCTTTTCCCATCTCCACCCAGATTGTTCAGGACGTGATAACTCAAAATATAAATTTTGTTTAATATATTCAATGGGAATAATATTATATTTTTCATTATAATATTTTAATTTATTTTCAGGTTTCTTTGTATATTTTAATAATTTATTATATTGTAAAGCTGGCATTATAGTAATATCAAATATTTGCTTTCCATATACATATATTTTAAGTGTTCCATCATGTTTTGCTTTTCTAATTTTTATAAACTTATAGTTATTTTTTTTTATTATTTTTGCTAATTCTAATGAGTCTCTCAATTGATTTTTTGAAAAACAATCAAAATCATTTATAGTATAATCTTTATAAAATCTATATTTTTTTGGTAATGCTAAATTAATAACTAATCCACCATATAATATTAATTTTTTTTTTATAACAAAACGCGATATAATATCTATAACATTGCTATATTCTTTATAAATACTTTTTAATTTTTTTTCTTCTATTTTATTAATTATATTATCTATTGCATTAGAAGTCATATTATATCTAATTTAAATAAATATATAAAAAAATTAATTATTGTTTAGTTGTTTTTGATTTCTTAGATTTTTTAGGTGTATATTTAACATTATCGGATAATGTTTTTCTATTTAAATAAACTTTTTTTCCTTTTTTGTTTATTATAAATTTACCATTTTTTGCTCCTGTATAAACTTTTACAGAACCACCATCATATTCAACAAATTCTTCTTGTGCCATTATAAATACTTTATACTACTAATATATATAAATATTTTTTTATTTTATTTCTTCATATTCTCTATATTCAAATTTAGGCATTATACTACCAACTTGTGTATTATCAAAAGCATATTTTATGTCAGTTCCTTGAAATAAATTTGAATTTTTTAATAATACTGGATTTACAACTTGTTCTGTTCCATAAGAGCAAACATTTGGGCGATATTCTGGATATCCTCTATATTGTTGTTTATATGTTAATGGATTATAAATTTTATTACCTATTCTATAAGTTGGTTTATGTTGTACTTTACTATAATCTGTTTCTTCCTTTGGATGTTCAGTATATTCTGGGATACTATCGATATTACCTTTTTTAATTAATTTATCCTTATCATCATTTATTATTTTTGCTGTCATACTATATGGTTTGCTTGTATCCTTATCTTTATCATTTAAAGTTATATTAATATTAAATACACTATTACCATCATTTACTATGTCCGATATATATTTATCACTATTCATTTTAGTTTCATTATTATCGTTGCCATTTGCTGCTTTTTCACTTGATTCGGTATGTAAAGCTATTGGTGTTTCAAAAGCTTTTCTTTTTATTATATCACGGCGTTTTAATTCATTTGCTATTAATCTTAATTCGTATAATACAAAATGTTCATTAAATATATCCAATAGAATCTTATCAGTCATAATGTATTTTTTCATAACATTTTTTTCAAAGCTTTTATATTTATCATGCATTAACATTGCTCTAAATAAATAATCATTATATTGTAAATGTATATAACATTGCTTTAATGGCACTCTCATTTTTTCTGGTATATTATTATTATAATGTTCTATATATAATGGTTCTATAACATCAATTAGTTTTGTATGTGATATATGTCTTACTAATCCAGGTTCTACATCATTAGATTGCATTTTAACTATCATTTTATATTCAGTGGAATTATAAATCTTCATTTTTAGTTTATCTTCATCACCTAGCTTTTCATAAAATTCTTGTAAGTTCTTATTTAATTCTTCACTTTTAGGTTGTCTATTTAATAAAGATTTATATATATCAATTATTACATATTCATTTATTTTATTTTTTGATAAAGAATCTGGATCATTATTATATTTAACATCATTATATGGTAGATATTTATCTTCAATTGGATCCATTATAGTTTTTTCTAAATCATCTCCACTTTGTCTATAATACATATAATTAGTATTCATACTTAATTCTGTATTTGTATTATCAGTTATATAAGAGTCTGTTGATGAATAAGTATCTATCATATTTTGTGTTTGAATACTAGTTGAACCTGTAAAAGATGCATCTAAACCACTATTTTTTATATATTCAGCATTTAACCCACTTGACTCAATATCTTGTTCAACTATTTCAGTAGGATAATATGGTTGATAAATATTATTATCAACTATAATATAAGAATCGTGTGTTAATATTGTACTTCCTATCATATTAGTGTATTCTTTTTGTGTAAAGCTATAAATATCTATACCATCAACAATTTCAAAATCTTTTGCAATTAATTTTTCTTTAATAGCTTCTTTAATATTATTATTTTTAATTTCAGTATAATTATCCATGACATATAATTCTGTTTCTATACCTAAATTTATCCATTTTTTACCAATTTCTTCAGAATATATTTTATTAGGATTATAGGGTTTAAAATAACGCCCCTCAACATCAATATATGTATCATATGTTAAATCCTTTAATTCCATTGAATCTAATTCATCGCGTGTTATAATAACGGGATATACAACCTTATTTTTTAATATATCATATAACTTTTGATTATTGATTTTATCTCCATTGGGTTCTTTATTGGTTTCATATACCCATTTTAAACCAATATCACTATTATCTACGTTAAAATTCTCAACATTATATGTATTAAATAAATTCTTAATTTCTTTATTAAAATATAAAGCAGCTGTTAGAAATATAAAAGTTATTATAGCTACTATTATAGCTAAATTTTTCATAGCTCTCTATATTTATTAATAATAAAAAATGAGTACATAATTTATAAAATCTCTGAAAATTTTTAAAGTTTATAAAGGTTTATAGAAAAATAAAATTATGTACTCATTTTAAGTAAAACAATATAAGATTATTATAACTTTATATATTAATAACTATGGAATATACAAAAAAAAGAAAGAGAGCTAATATGGAGGAAGAAGATGAAATTACTAAAACAAATGAAAGCAATATTTATACCTTAAATAATCATATTTATTTCTCAGATAATATTACTCCAAAATCAGCATTTCAACTATGTAAGCAACTTAGAATTCTTGAAACAACACTTAAAATGGAAGCTATTGCTACAAAAGTAGACCCTGAAATTTTTTTACATCTTACAACTGATGGTGGATGCGTCAGTTCAGCATTTTCTATTATTGATTGTATGAATAACCTTAAAATCCCTGTTAATACTGTTATTGACGGGGATGTATCTTCTGCTGGTACTATTATTAGTATTCACGGTGATAAACGTTACATATGTGAAAATGCTTATGTATTAATTCATGAACTGCGTTCAGGATGCTGGGGAAAACTCGCATACATTGATGATAATTATAAAAATTGTTTAAAAATTCAAGAACATATTAATAGAATTTATTTAACAAAAACTAAAATTAGCAAAAAAATGTTAAATAATCTACTTATTAAAGATATTCAATTTAATTCACAGGAAAGTATTAAAATGGGTTTAGCTGATGAAATTTATAGAGATTAAAAGTTTTTATTCTTTTTATATAGTAATAATGAATAAAGTATTTTTTACAGATTTGTATTTGAATATTACATTATATATGATTATAATGTTTTTTACATTAATATCTGCAACATATATATTATTAGATGATAATTGCAATATTATAATTCGCATATTATCTATTATAGTATTAATAGCTGTTGTATTTTTATTATTAAAAAAAGAAACATATTTACCATTTTTAGGTACAACATTTATACCAAGTAATTTATTCACTGGACCACAATATCCCGATGGTGCTAATCTTAATTATAGTATTGATATGTCTGATTATGAAGATGGAACAAAAGTAATATATTGGGCTTCCAATAGTACCGGTTATACTATTGCTAATCCTTATGAAGCATATAAAGATTTTAATAATTCAGGATTATCTATTGTTAAAAATGGTAAAGCGGATATTCGTATATTCTGTCCAGATAAATATAAAGTAAATAAATTGTTTACTATGACACTTGGTAAACACTTTCATTATCGTATAATATCTAAAAATACAGGATTTATTAGTCCGGTTCAAACATTCTATGTTGATTGCTAAAAATATTCTGTTTTTATAAAAAAATGATTATACACTACTAAAATATAAAATTAAGGCAAATATGCCATTATATAAATCTGACCTCCAACGCGAATGCTATCTCTTCTTCAAAGATTTAGAAGAAAATCTAAAATTTAAATACAATAAAGAAGATATTACAGATATCCAAAAAGTAGAAAAAGAATTAGATAAAACAATGAAATTTATAGACGAAGCATGGATGGAAATGATGTATGAAGGTAAACACTCTGAATATTATGATAATTTCGCAAAAGATAATAACGAAGAAGATCTCTTGCGAGAAAGTGACTATGTTTTGTTTGACTTGGATGAATATAAGATAAAATTGCCAAATGGTAATTATAGATATTGGATATATGAAAAAGAATTATATGATATTAAAAATATATTAAAAGAAAAAAAACAAATAATTGAAAATCACATCAAAGAGTTTAATATTAGAGCAGGAGTGACGCTAGCATTGCTAGCAAGGCAATAATAACAATTGTCAATCTTTCTATATTCTATATTTTTTATTATTTCTTCATGATAATAATATATTCCAAATGAAGAAAAAATATGCCATAATTGATGACTATTTCCTATAATATCAAATTTTTTAGGAAATAATTTTTCAGGTATTTTTGTAGTATATATTATAAATCCTCCAAAAAAATATTTCATTGGTTTTATAAAATTATATTTAATTATTTTATCAACATCACCATCTGTCATATTATATATATGAATATAACTTATTATAATACCAACATTATATATGCTATAATAAGCTAATATATAATTGTAATTTTTTATAATATCTATTTTCATTAATGTAACTATTCCTATTCCAATTCCCATATATAACCCAGATATATATATATACATATTTCTTATAGTTTTATAGCACCAAAACCAATAATAAAATATTAATATATTTGATGTAACTATATTTAGTATAATTGAAAATAAATCTAATTTTAATAATAATAGATAATTTTTATGAGACATAGGCATATATGTATGGTAACACGTTGACATTGCAAAACAAATTATTGAAATTATCTCATATAATTTTATAATAATATTATTATTGTTATTTTTTGCTATTAAAATATAAATATAATAAATTAAACATGTCATATGTGTCCATATATTTATTGTTTCATTATGTATATTAAATATACTAATAAAACAATTTAATTTATTTTTTTGACTTCTGTATCCTGACAGAATATATTTTTTTTTAGTCCATAATGGTATATTAATCGTCATATAATAATATAATAATATAATAATATAATCTTATACTATTGTATTATGGATTAACTTAGTTATAGGTTGTAAAGTTAGGAAATTGCTTAAATATTATCTAATAATCTTCACTTGAATCCGTTGGAAGACCTTTGTTTCTACGTTCTTGTTTCTTTTTTTCTAATTTCTTTTTTTCTCTTGCTGTTAGAACTTTTTCTTTTTTAACTTTAATTTCGTTACCGAGTGAATCCATAACAGTATCTTGTATTTCTTGAACATTAGTGATTTTCTCATCTTTTTGCACTTCACCTTCTCGTTTTAAATAACCTTTATCAACTATCCATTTTTCAGAACATATATTATCGGTGAAATCTTTATTGTGTGATATTAATACAACACCACCTTCATATTTTTTTATAGCTCCTGCAAGAGCACCAAGAGAATCTCTATCTAAATAATTAGTAGGTTCGTCCATGACTAATATATGAGGATTGTTCCACATACACGCTGCTAGTACAACTTTTACTTTTTGCCCTCCTGATAAACCACGAATACGAGAATGTGTAGCAAATTCACTTTCAATACCAATTTCATTTAATTGTTTCTCTATAAACTTTGTTGTTAATGATCTACTTGATAATCCAAGACGTAGTGCTTCTTGTTGGTCAAGGCGTTGTACCATTTTAGAATAACCACGCTCTTCTAATTGTTCTCTTGATATCCATGTATTTTTATCATTATCTTTATTTAACCATTTAACCTCGTAATCATATGATCTTTTTGTTTTTCTACGAGAACATAAGTATTCTACTATGCCTCTCTCAATAGTACCATCTTCATTTTTAAAAACTTGCTCTTTTTCAGTTGATTCTCTTGAAGCTTCATGTGTTTCTTCCTCTAATTTTTCTCTATCTTCTCCTGATGAATAACGCCATAGTATATACTCATTTGGTGTCTTATCTAAATGTTTTTCTAAATGAAAAAATGCATGTTGTGCTATATAAGCTATACGCATATTTTGATGTCTCCATACAACACCAGTATCAGGTTTTATTTCACCACAGAATATCTTTATAATTGTTGATTTACCTGCACCATTTGGACCAGTTACTGCTACACGTGTATTAAGGGAAGCTTGAAGTGTTATATTAAATACCGTTGGTGTATCTTTATTTGGATATTTATATGTACAATTTTCCATTTTAATAATAGCTTTTCCTTTTGATTTAATTCCTTCTAATGTTCCAGGTGTAGGAAATATAAATGATAAATTATCATTAGATAACTCATAATAAGTTTTTGCTCGTGGTACTCTCTTTACAAATGATTCCAAATTACCTTTATAATTTTTAAGCTTTCTATTATCTTCATAATGTATTATATTTGTTGTTACTCTATCCAAAAATCCTGTATCATGAGATATAATCAATGAAGTTTTCTTATCTTGTGATACCAAGAAATCTTCAAGCCATTTTACATTATTTACATCTAAATGATTTGTAGGCTCATCTAGTAATAATATATCTGGATTTTGTAAAATGGCGCTACATAATGCTAATTTCATTTTCCACCCACCTGATAAGTCTGATATAGATGACTTAATATAAGCCGTTGATTTATCATCATCCAAAAATCCAAATTCAATTAATTTATTATAGATATCATCTTCTGTTTTGTCACTATTCGCAAGTTTTATATAATCTATTAGTTTTAAATCAGTATATTCTCCTTGGATATCATGTTCAACATATACTGTCTTTAAAACATCAGGTGGTGGAAAATTATCTACTTGACCTTTTGATATAGCTCTTAAAAGCGTAGATTTACCACAACCATTATATCCACAAATACCATAACGTTTTCCGCGTTTTAAATGCAATCTAGTATTATTGAGCAATATTTTAGCTCCGTAACCAAGAGAAAATTCACAATTACATAAATCTTCACCATCATCATTTTCATCCTCTTGTATTTCTTTTGGAACGCAAGTTCTATAACATTCATCATAGATAGCCTTAGCATTTTCATTTGTAGGTGCGAGATAATAGAATAGTAGTTTATTCCATTCATTTTCATTAAATAACATTCCTTTTATCATTGACGAAAATATTGATGATAAATATTTAGCATTTATTTCTGTTATTTTATCATTATTTACATATTTATTTATAATTTTATATATATCATCTTGACTTAATTCTTTTGTTACAGAATAAATATTAACACTTTCTTCTATATTATTAAGTGTTCTAAGACACTTTTTAGCCATAATTCTTGCTTCTGGTTCTGAGAGCTCTTCTGATAATCTTGTAATAAGCGGTTTAAGTTCAGGTAAAAATGTTGCAGCTTCTTGTGGATAATCTATTAATTTACACATATTATCGGCAATCACACATACTCTCCGTTTACTTTCTACCTTTTTCTCTTGACATCCTCTAATTAATATAGGAACTATTATAGATAGAGTAGCATTATCAACAGATTGTACAAATACAGTTGATGATATTTTATGTAAAGTTTCAGCAACATTCTCGGGGTTCTCAATAGTATCAATGACGATCGGTATTAAATCCTTTATATCTTTATTATTACATGTATTCATCGCTTTCTGTGTAGTTTCCCTTGCAGCTTCTTTAATTTCTCGTTTTGTATCCCACATTGCATTTGAAACAACTGGCATTACATTATATAGTGTTTTTGAAAATGGTATTACTGATTTATCTGAAAATAATCCTAGTAATTCCAATGCCAATAGCTTAGTTTGCCAATTAGTATTCGCTATACCTTGAAATAAATAAGCTTCTATTTTATCAGTCGCATAAATACTAACAATATTAACAATATCTCTACCTGTTATGTTAGCCTGTATTTTAATATCGTTTGATTTTTTATCACTCGCCGATTCAAGTACAACAGGTAAAAAATCAATCACGTAGCTCTCTATTCTAGGTTGCTTTTTACACAATATACTTATTAATTTTAAACCATATTCTCGCGTTTCATGAGTATTTAATAATTCACCAATTATATTCTTACTAACTATTTCATCAATATCGTAATTAACACTATCACAATTTTTAATAGTATCTATTACTTTTTCTTTTGAAGTGACAACTCTAAATGTTTCTTCAACATTATTAAACGATAAATTTTTAGACAAACTCGCACCTAACAACGACATTTTTCTAATAGTAATAAATACAATACTTTTTATATATATTTAAAAAAAATTATAAGTAATCACTAACATATTTATTATTATATTGCCTTAAATTCTCAGGTGCAATAATCTTTTTAACATCATAATGGCTAATATAAGTTGCCCAGAGATATTCTAAGTTATCTGATAATATATTGTATTGAAACATTGAATATAATATTAAGCCCATTTCCGTATCAACATTTTCAACATAATATATATTATATTTTCTATCAAATAAATCTATAATATCACTCTTTTTATCACAAAATACTACTAGGTTATTTATATCAATTAGATTTAATGCTTCTTTATAATAATTAATATCAATATCTTTTTTATAATCTAAGCAAACTACATCACTATCTTTTGTATCTTTACCATAATAATCAAGTATTTCTCTATATTTATAATATGCATTATACATTAAATCCTCATTATTATATATTATTTTAGTCATTTTCTCCCTAATATCATCACAAAATTCATATTTAGAAACCTTTAACATTATATTAGATTTATCACCATAATAATCACTGAAATCTTGTGATACTTCTTTGAACTTTATAGTGTCATATACACCATCTTCATATAATCTAAATAATCCGCAAAATATTGTATCCCAATATTTATTACCTTTTTTAAAAACTATCTTTCTTTTAATATTATTTTTCCTAGATTCTTTTGCAAATTTATATATATTAGATAATTGAAATAATTGTTCTCCTAAATTCCCAGATATATCATATGATAAAAAAGGGTAACTCATTATATAACTATAATAATGTAACAATAAATCTTTAAATATTGTATTTAATTGATGATACCTTTGTATTCTTATTATATTCTATATTTGCAACAATATCCATGCTATCCTTAATAATATCTATATGTGACATTATTATAACTCCACTAAATGTATTAAGCAAATTCTTTAAAAATCCTGGTACCAATGACAAGTTTTGCTTATCACATGCCGTAAAACCTTCATCTATAAATATTTGTTCACATTGTGTATTAGAATATAAACTCATTCTTAATGCAAGTGATATTACAAATCGCTGAAATCCCGAAGCCTGATTTATAGATATTACTTGTTTCATATTATCATTTGTAACATTATGTATTAACCAATTAATATGTATTATATCTTTTTGCTGATTTATCATATAGTCTAACTTAAATTTCTTTGTGTCTTCATGGCATAAATCCTTAATATAATTATTGGCATTATCTATCAGTCTTTTTAATATATGATTTTTATACAGGTTTATTTTGTAGTCTTTAAAATTACTAATAATGATATCTAATATAGTTATAACCTCATTTATTTTTGTTAATTCTTTACTATAATAGTTATAGTTATTTACATTATTGTTATTATATTTTTCAATAGTTTCTATTTCGGCTACCTTTTCAGTTATATCTTTAATATTATTGTTGCATTCATTAATATAGTATATTAATTGTCGCTTTCTAATAATTTTTTCCTTAATTGTTTTATTATTATTATTGACTTTTTTACTATCTTCTTGTGATATTATATTACTTAACTCAATATATCTATGTGATTTAATAATATTGTTAATTCTATCATATTCATACCATTTATTATAAGAAGATTCCAATTCTTTTAGCTTAATAATTCGTGGCTCAATATATCTTTTATATTTTATTTTACTTTCATATAAAGCTTTTTTATTACCTAATTCATCATATATTTTAATATATTTACAATACAATTCATAATCATGATATTCTGCTAATTCATTGTATAATATGTTTACATTGATTTTAAATTTATCAATATCAATCTTGATAGTTTCTAATAGTTTTATACTATCTTTTTTTTTATTGCTTTCATCGCTTATTTTAGTAATAATACTACTTATATTATCATCAATTTGTTTACTTGTAGAAAGATACTTATTATATGTATCCCAAGAATGATATAATTCAGTATTGAATAATTTGTTTTTATTACTTTCATTTTCATTAAATACTTTTATATAATCAACATTTGTATCAATATATATATTATCATTTAGTTCAGCTATTTTATGCGTAGTTTCATAAATACTAGTTTCTAATATTTTAATGCGTTTTACCCATGGTCTATTACAACAATATTTGCACTTAGGATCATAATCATTTTCTTTATTGGATTTTAAATTACTGAGTTCATCATTATATTCAGCTAAATCGCCATTAAGTTTATCTAGTTTTTCTAAATTCTCGTAACAATTATTTAAAATACTATTATTGCTCTCAATAGAATGTTCTGTTTTATAAATATCATTAACAACACCAATTGAAACATCGTATTTATTGCCCGGCTCATGCTCTACTTGTAATTCTTTTTTTGAAATATAGAGCTCTTGTAATTCTTTATCATATTGTATGTGATTAGTATCATAGTCTTGCAATTCTTTTGTTAGTTTTGCTTCTAATTCTAATAATTTTAAGTAACATTCATATGATATCAATTCTGTTAAAGTATTATTGACATATTGCTTATTATCATATATAAATTCATTAAGCATCTTTAAAGAATTATTACCTTTGAAAATAATACTAATATCCTTTTGTATTTCGCCGATATCTCTTAATGGTTTATTTGCTTTATTTGGTTTCGTTGATTCAATTTTATTGATTTCACAAATTAAATTATCATATTCTAATAGTATATCAGTTATATCAGCATCGCTTTTAATATCTAAATTATATTGCGATACATAAGCCTTTTCATCTTTGATAAAAGCATATTCACATGGTTTATCATATTTTTCTGGCAATATAATTTCACTATTATATTCTTTTGAAATTGCCAATATTTCATTATAAGACTTTGTTTTAAAATAAACTTTTAATTCATTGAGCTCATCACACAAGGCTTTATAAGTATTTTTTTCCAATTCTTTTTGATATTCAAAATCATGTTTCAATAAATCGTTATGATTATCAATATCAATGTCTATTCTATTATTTTCATCCATTAACTTTTCATATTTTAGCTTACTATCTTGCAAACTCAATAATAGCTCGTTTTTGTTACTATTGTCAATTACATTTTTTGAAACGATATGTTTATAGACTTCACGCTTATTTTCTATTGTTTTTTTATAATCTTTATATTTATTTAAACTCAATTTTAAGAAATTGAATAGCTCATAAATTTCATTGATATTTGAAGCCTTATCAATTATAGCTGTACACTCTTTATAATCCATTCGTAAAATATCATTATCAACTACTTGTGTTATCATACTACATGTTAGGAAATCGTCCAATGTTCCTAGATTATCCTTAATAAACTCTGTACAAGCATTATTTTTCTTTATTAATATCTTTTCTAAATCAATGTACTCGTATATTTCTATATTATTTTTAGATATTGTATTAAATGTTCTTTTAATATTATATTTTTTACCATTTATAGATATATCAATTGATGTAATAGCTTTATTATGTTTATAATTTATAATACAATTTTTAGAAAACTGAGATTGCTTATCTTTTGTAACTACTCCCCAAATTGCTAATGATATTATATCATATATTGCTGATTTCCCTGTTCCATTATTTCCACATATTAATAAAGTACTATTTATTGCGTTTGCAAAATTTATTGAATTACCTGTTTCATAACAGAATAAATTATCCCATTCTAAATACTCAATACAGAATGGATATTTAATATTTTTATTACCATTTATAATAGTATTTGTATTATAAGTTTTAATTAGATGTGATATATCCTTGTTTTTTTTATTACATTCTTCAACTAGCTCCTCAGGACAATTAATACTATCAAATAATAATATCTCAGTGTTTTTAATTATATTAACAGCTTTATCATAATACTCTTTTGGTATAATAGTATTTAAATATTCAATAAAAGTTTCCTTATTAACTTGCAATGATTTTTCGGTTTTATTTTCTATTTTTTTGCTTGTTAAACGATTTCTAAGACATTTATAATTGATACCATATGTATTAAATATATCATATAGTTTTGTATATCCGTCAACGGATATCTCTGTATAGGTTCTTATTTCTATATTTTTGGGAAAATATTCATTAGTAACTACATCAGATAGTAAAACATCATATTTACCGCGTTTACGGATATATATATCATTATTTTGATATACAATATTAATATAACCATGTGGATTATATACATTGGCATATTCTATACTATTAGTTTCTATATCCCATATCATATAACCATGATTTATAATATCTTCTCCATAATTTTGTTGTACAAGTGATCCTGCATATCCCCACAATAAATCACCATACATACCTTTTTGACGCAAATGAATATCTCCTAATAGGGCAAAATCAAATTGGGATATCCACTCAAAAGGATAAGGATTTGTACTATTTAAAACTTGTGTACCATTATATAACTTAACATTTCCAAATGTTCCATGAAATAAAGCTACTTTCTTTGATACATTACTAGAAATATCAGGAAATGCTGGGAGATTTTTAACACGCCCCATTGTTGAAGTTTTATCCAATGTATCATCAATATTCACATAAGAAAATCCGATATCATCGATTACAAATGATTGAGTTGATTTTAGTATTCTAAGATTTTCTATTTCAATTGTTGAAGATATAAGTGATGGCTGATCAATTTCATTTTGATTTCTATCATGATTACCATGAAATATAATAGTTGTTCCAATATCAGTTAAACCTTTAATAAATTTATTATATAATTCAAGACCATAATTGCCTATAACGTTTTTATTATGAAATATATCACCTGTAACAATAATTAAATAATCGCTTTTACCTAATTTATATTTAGCTATATTATCTTTTAGTGACATAAATAAATTATTAAATACTATTGAATATTCTTGATATCTTGATGCCTTTTTGTCACCATTACGTATGTGTATATCAGAAATATGAAATAATTTCTTCATTATTTATATAAAAACAATTAACTCTAATATCAATTTTCATAATTAAATGCTATTATAAAAATTCCAATAAGTGATAATAATATTCCAATAAAACATTTTAAATTTATATATTGATTAAATATCATATAACTTGCAATTATTGTAAATATAATATTTAAATTAATTATTATATGAGTATAACTTATATTAGGTGATATTGAAAATGCATATTGCATTATAATATTTCCAATAATAATAACTAATGAAAATGCTAATGCATAACTTAATAATATATTATCACAATTATCATAAATTTTTTTTTGATATTCAATATTAGATAATAAATAAATTAAACTTATTATTCCTGTAATTATAAAACTTAATAACATAAATAAATTGTTATCGTATTTGCTATTATCAATATATTTCATTAAAACTACACCAAAAGAAGATATTAATGTTCCAATTAAAGCAATAAATATCCAATTATTTGTTAACATTTATATTACTTATTTAAAAAATGATAATATATTATTATTTATTATAATTATTATGAGTGATATTTGGGACAAATTACCAGATTGCATATTAGAAAAAATTTATTCTAAAATAACTTATCCACAACCTAAGCATTTATTAGAAGATATTAAAAGCTATGTAATGTTCATGAATTTTGTTAATAATGGTCATATGAATATTAATGGAATATTATGGAATATAATATTATATAATTCATTCTATAAAAATAACAAAAGTAAAAATGAAAAATTTCTAAATATTTTATCAAATAATAATAATGAACAAGATTATGTATATAATTATATAAAAAAATATGCTAAAATCATTAGCATTGATGAAAGATATAAAATTATGAATTATATTTTATGTCCAGAATAATTAGTGGTTTATTAACTAAATGTCAGATGAATATATCATTAATGGAAAAGATTTCAAACAAGCTTTAAAAAAAGCAAAAGAAATGTATTCTAGCGACGAATGTTTAAAATTAAAAAATGAATATAATTATGGAACATATATTGGTTTTAGCACACTTAAATTTGGTAAGAACTCTTTTATTATTTATAGCATGAAATTTGTGTTTAATAATTTAAATATACACAATGATAAAATATCTGGTAAATTTATACATACAATAAGTGATGTAATTCTTGATATATCTGATTCGGGAAAACAAGAATATATTAATTATGCTGATAACAATATAGCAAATATTAATAAAATATGTGAGGAATACTTTGAAGGTTATTGGTTCCCAAAAGAAAATAGAATACTTATATATGGTACAGAATTGAAGTTTCCCGATGGAGAAATAGCAATTGGTAAAGAAAATTATGACATATATATAAATGAACGATATATTATAGGTAAATGGGCTTTTAGAAAAGCTCCTAGAAATGGTAAAACAACACCTGATATGTGTTTAGGAGATACAGATGTATTTACAGAATATATATACATGTTTAATATTGAAGAATCATTATTATGTTTTCCTTTACATGTTTTTAAAAAAAATATTTTTAAATATATTAGCATATTAAAAAACAATAATCATAGTAAATCAATAAAAGGTAATGAATGGACACAATCTGATATTACTTCATTATTAAACAACTATAATGACATTAATAATAAATTTAGTTTACTTAAAGATTATTTACAAGATAAATATTGTATCAATAATAATGATATCATAAACATACCTTATGATGATTTTAATAAATTAAATATTAAAAATAAAATAAGTATTAATGATTTAATATATTTTAATAATAATTTTTTTATACCTATTAATAATGAAGAATTAGGTTCTTCATGGACTAAAATATCAGAAAATGAAATTTTTATAGGTAAAAATTTAACCCGCACTGATATGTCATTTACTTTATATTTAAATTCAATACTAAATAATACTACTAATAATATATTAGATATTAGTTTTTCTGAAAAAAAATGGAATGAATTTAATATTGATAATCTTAGAAAATATGATTATATATGTATAAATAAAAATAATGAAATAGTATATTTAAAACCTAAAATAAAAGAACAAGATATTGTTATTACTATTGATATTAATAGTGTTACAAATATAAAACAAATAGAACAAAAATTTGAATGTGTATTACGAGTAAAAATAGAATGGTTGCCAAGTATAGAAGATTTATATTTTATATTATCACATGGTATTGATAAATATGTTCCATCATGGTTTCCATTAGATTTAATATTTTTAAATAAATATGATATAAAATCGGAGAAAAAAGTAGGTCCATTTTTAACAAAAAGCAATGGCAAATATAAAAATGTTTATTATTATTATTATAATATTAGCTTTATAGATAAGGTAGAATTGAATAATTTTCCATTTGATATACAAGATTTAGAAATTGAAATGGAATTACCAAAATCTGATAATTATAATGTTAATTGGATAATTAATAAAAATAATGGTATTGTTAATCAATTATCAGAATGGCAGTATAAAGATGTACAGCACTCATCTCATAATAATATAAATAAAAAATACAAACGTATTATTCATATTTATGTAAAAAGAAATTTTTGGGTATATGTTTGGCGTATTATGGTTGTAATGTCATTAATTTCATGTGTTAGTTTATTTAATATAAGTATTGATCCTATTGAAAATTTAGGTGATAGAATATCTTATAGTGTAACTTTATTTCTTACATCAATTGCATATAGCATTGTTACATCTTCTTATTTACCAATACTTGGTAATCAAACACTAATGGATTGGTATATATTTCACGTATATATATATTTAGGTTCTAATATGGGTATAATATCATTATTACCTTACTATAATCCTAATTTTATTAAAGTTTATGATGTATGTATTCATTATACATATTTTATAATATGGATTATATGGCATATTTTATTTATTATTAGAGTTAAATATTATATATTACCCAGTGAAAATAAAAAACTATTACAAAATAAAATTATAGAATTATATTGTGATTATTGTGGTATATCTGGACTAGAATGGATTATAGTAGATAATATTTTACCAGATGACATACCTTATAATAATATATTATTAAAAAATGAAATACATAAAATATATGACAAAACAAAATATAATAAAATAATTTTAAAAGAAGCTCAATACTATAAATTAACTAATAATTATCCACCTATTACAAGAAACTCTTATATAAAAATAGATTATAATGGTTATAATTTAATATTTAAACCTATATGTGGTACAAAAAATCAAGTATCTGCCAATATAGATAAACATAAATGTTATGTTTGTGATAATGATATTATACAGCAATATAATGAGAAACCTAATAAAAAATTTTCAATTGGTTGTCATATAGGATATAGATAATAGCCAATTATATAAAAAATTGTATTATTATATATATAAATATGAATAAAATATTATTTGTTTTAAATTTATTAAATATATTATTATATAGTTATGCATATCCATTAAGTATTGGTCCAAATAAATTTAGTAATGGTGGAGGTAATTATAACAATATATGTTATTTAAATTACAATAATGCATATAGTTCATTTTATGAATGGTCAAAGAAAAATAATTTGACATGCCAAAAAAAAATATTAGATGATACTTTATGGTTAAATAAACATAGATTTATTAGCTCAACAGTATTAGTAGGTATTTATAATAGTGATGATGTTAATAACATATTAAATTATATTTGTTTACTTAGAAAGACATCACCAAATACATATAAGGTATTAAATATATTTTCTAATCCATCTAATAATTTAACAGACGATAATGGATTATTTAATAATTTAATATATTTTTGTAATAAGAATGATGCGACAATTGATTTTGAAAATCTTAAAAATATAGATAATAGTAGATATTATTTAACATATATATATAAATATTTATTTTAATGGTTTAATATTTATACATCTGCCTGTTTTAGGATTTCTTATTTTACCTTCTGGGCAATTTTTTATTTCTTTTAATGGTATAATATTTATACATCTGCCTGTTTTAGGATTTCTTATTTTACCTTCTGGGCATGGATTTTGTGGTTTAATTTCTGGATTTTCTGGCTTACTTAATGGATTTTTACGCACCTTATTAATAGTTTTTATATTTATACATCTATTTGTTAATGGATTTAATACTTTTCCTTCTGGACATACCTTTATAGGTTTTTCTGGTTTTACTTTTGAAGATTTATTTAATTTATTTGATATATCATGTTTTTGTTTTTCTTGTGTTTTAATGTTTTTAGTAACATATATTACACATCGTCGTCCTTTACTAAATGAAAAACATAAGTCTTTGGGGTTTATTTTATCCAATGAGCATTTTTTATGATTTAAACAAAAATCGTTTGCATTTGAAATACTCCAATTATATTTCATAAGTTCGCATGGTATTGATATTTTATCGCTTAATTTTATAATTTTTGCTTTTTTTGGTGGTTTCCATTCGGATACGTTTAATACATTATTATAATAAAACAATTTTCCATCTTTATTTAATACTTCTTCCCATACATTTTTATCATCTGTATCATATTTTTTTAAATTAGTATCTAATGTTGTTCTTGTCCATCCATTGTAAACATATTTATTTCCTCTACATGTTAAACCAGCTATTGAATGCCCTCCTATATTTTTTTCGCCTTTATTCCAATTATTTAATATTATTGAATCCTGTACATATTTAATCCCATTATCAGATACTATTTCATCATCTAATTTTATAATATTTTTATATAATTTAGAATATTTATCAACCTTATAATGTTGAGGATATTTATTATTTGAATTACTATCACTATAATTTATTATAATAACTTCTGGATTTTCAAACTTTTCTTTAATTGTTTGTTCTTTGACATATTTAATTTTAAATTGAACATACTTACTTTTTATTATTTCAACATTTGTCATATTATTAAATAAAGAATAATATAAATCATCGTTTACAATATCTAAATATAATACATTAACACCTAGTAATTTATAAACCTTTCTAATATACATCTCCGATTTAAAGCCTCCTTTATGTTTTTTTAAATTAAATACAAACTTCTTTTTATTATATTTATATAACTTATTTAGTAAGTATTCTGGTCTTATTTTATCAAAATATTTATAATCATCACTAACATTACTTGATCTTAAATATTTATTATGTAATATATAATTTATTGTTTTAAATAATATAATTTTTTTATTCCATTTTTTAGATTTTTCTAGTAATAATTTGCGACTATTATCACTATATAATATAGCCATTAATATACTATTAAACCAACATGTAGGTCCATATTGTTTTAATGATATAACATTATTACAATTATCACTCATTTCTATTTATAATATATTTAAAATATTTAAAGATATTGCTATATTTACATTTTAGTAATGGGTTCTGTTCCACTTGAAAATATTGTTAATATATATAATTTTTTAATTGAAGAATATTATGATATTGAATATGATCAACATAAGAATTTAAGAGGATTTCCAATAATTAATAAATTTTAAAATGAGTACATAATCTTATAAATACTTTGTAAATCTTAAAGTTTATAAAAATAAAAGTTATTAAAGAATTATGTACTCATTTTATTTCGTTAATCTCGTTACTTATTTTATTATATAGGAAAAATTGATATTTTATTAATATATATTAAGTGATATATACTATGTCTAAGGTTGAATACTATAAAATAAAAGAAAATTATAAGGATTTAGTTGAAATAAATGATACTATTTCAGATAATTTATCAAAACTATATAATGATAACTTTTGGAAATTAAAAGACTTATTTAGTGATTATAAGAAACATTGTGATGAATTAGGAAAATCATGTAATAATGCTTGGGCTAATGGCATTATGTTATTAGATTATAAATGGGATAATATGGATTCAAATAGTATTATTATTAACAATATTACTCTAAAAGAATTTGAATTAGGAAAGTACAGTAATTTATATATAAATGGACAAAAAGCAAATAATGTTAAAACTGATGCTGGATATGCTAATCGTATCCAGTTCTTTATTAAAACATTTCCATGTTTTACAAAATATAAAACTAATGAAGATTTATCTTGGGTTGCTATTAATAATAGAGAACTATTATTAGAAATATTTAAATATCATAATGATAATAAACGTTCGTTAGCAACTATTAATAAAGACATTAAGACATTAGTAAGAGTAATTAAATTACTAGTTGGTGAAGATAGTGAACTAAGATATAAAATGTCATCACTTCAAGTTGCATTTACAGATTTGGAAAATAATAGAGACGATGAAAATATGATATTGACAGAAAATGAAAAAAGACAATTTATAAATTATGAAAAATTACTTGAAATATTAGAAAAATTACAAAAGGATTATCAAGATAGTGTTAATAAATTACCTAAACTTGAAAGAAAAAATGGTATGAAACATAATGATGAATTATTTCATAAGCATCAAATTATTCTAGCATTAGCTTTAAATATATGGGATTTTCCTTTAAGGCATGAAAAGTTTACTATGGATATCATTTATGATCATAGTTTAGCTGAAAAAGATAAAAATTATATATTATTAAAGAAACTAAAAAATGGCAAAGTATCTAGAATAATACATTTTATATTTAATGAAAATGTTAAGAAACATAATGCTATTTCTTATAAATTAGATAGCACACAACTTAAAGAATACAATAAGAAATTATCTAAATTAATAAAATATTCATTAGATACATATCCAAGACCATATTTGTTTATTAGTAAAGATAATTGGGTAAAACAAAACTTTACAAAAGCTAGTTTTAATATAATTTGCGAATGGCTTAGAAATGTTGATATAAATAAAAATATATGTATTGATGGTTTTAGAAGTGCTTTTGTATCTCATTATTATCCTACCTTAAATAATAAACTTAAAGAAATTATGAAAACAAGAATGCGAACATCGCGTGATATAATAGAAAGATTTTATTTAAAGTTTGAAAAACAAGATATTGTCGAGGAAAAACAAGATATTGTCGAGGAAAAACAAGATATTGTCGAGGAAAAACAATTGAGTCTTAATGAAAGAAAAAGAATAAATTATAGAAATTGGTATATAGCTAATAAGCAAAAAAAATTAGAGTATAATCATAATCGTAATATAGATCCTAAAACAAAGCAACGAAATATATTGAATGATCTTAATACTGGTAAAACAACATTAAATAATTATAAAAAAGAAACTATTGCTAAATATAAAATATATCAGATGCACGAAAAATTTTATGGTGAAGAATTAAATTAATATTTATATATTTAAAAATAATAATAGCTTATATAATAGAGTTAATAAAATGGTATGGAATGTATCTACAATAACAGGTAATTACAAAATACAAAATAATAAAAGCAGTTCTTATGGAGATTTTTATTCTGATTATTTTACTATTGAAGATAATGGTAATGTAGGTATTAATAATAATAATCCTGAATATATTTTAGATGTTAAAGGTGATACTTATATTAATGGTATTATACATACTTCAAATATTGTAGGAAATGAACATAATAATACCAATAATATATTGAAAATAAATTATGAAGAAGGTGAAATAAATAGTAATTTATTATATGTATATGGAGATAGCACTTTTTATGGTAAAATAGGTATTGGAGTAACTGAACCTCAAAATTCTTTGGATATAAATGGTAATATTAAATGTAACGAAATAGAAGCAATTGGTAGTAATGTTACTTTAATAATACAGATAATATATCTGATGGTGTATTACCTATAATAAGAGGAGGTACCGGTATAGATACAATAAAACCTCTTGAATTAATATATGGTGGTTTAAATAGTATAGAACAAAATTCTTTATTATTGTGGAACAAAAATATCAGTACTTTAATTGCCCCTAATTTTCAGGGTAATGGTTCTAAAATTACTCAATTGAATGCTGGTAATTTTTCATCTGGCATCTTACCTGTAACAAGAGGTGGTACTGGTAATAATAGTTTTGATGTAGTTGGTGGTATATTAGTTGGTAATTTTTTTGGTGGTGAAAGTGGTTTAACAGATCGAATAATACAAACACCAGCTCTTACATGGAATAATACAGATAACGCATTACATGTTACTGGTGATATTATATTACCAGCGGGTAGCAATATTATAGTTGACGGAGCTCCTTTAAAATTTGATGATTATGATAGTTTTCCTTCTGCTTCTTCTGATGTAAGAGGTATTTTAAAAATATACGAAGGTCATTTTAAATTTAATGATAATGAACAACTTCAATTAGCAACCGAAGGTTCTTCAAAATGGGGTCGTGAAGGAAATAAAATTTGGTATCCTATTGGTGAAACACCAGATCTTAGCCATTGTGTTGGTATTGGTAATATTCCTGCAAATGATGCATATAGATTGGATGTCGATGGTGATATTAATACTTCAAATGGTGTATTTAGAATTAATGGTATAAATGTAATTGAAGAAAATTCTAATATTATATCTAATAGAATAAATACATTTACATTAGATAATATTGCTACACCTAATTCAAAAATATCAACTGAAACAGGTGAAACAGAAACCACTAAAAATGGTGGATGGAATAATAAATTCTTTTCTATTAGAGATATAGATCTTCTTGGTGGTAAAGAGTTTTTTATTTCTGCGGATCCCAATAATTATGGTTTTACTTTTGATAATATTCTAACACTTAAAAGAGATTTAATAGTTGAAGGTTCTATAAATTTACAAACAGATTATGAAAAAAGTATTTTAATAGTAAATCAAAAAAATAGTGAATTGAACGATTATGATGGTAGTATAGTTAATTTTCAAAAAAATTCTCAAACACAATTTCGTATTAATAAAGATGGTAATATTGGCATAGGAAGAAGTCTTTCAATAAATTTTGATGAAATAGAAAGTGTTGAAAATTCAATAGAACCTGTTGAAAGATTACATGTTATAGGAAATATAGTTGCAACCGGTTCTGTTTCTTCTTATTATTCAGATAAAAGATTAAAAGATTTTGTTTCAATTATTGAAAATCCATTAAATATAATTGATAATTTAAATGGATATTATTATAAAGGTAATAAATTAGCGATTGAAAATGGTTTTACTAATGAATTAAATATTGGTTTAAATGCACAGGAAGTACAAAAAGTGTTACCAGAAATAGTTAAATTAGCACCTTTTGACACGATTAAAAATAAAGAAGGTGTAAATATTTCTAAATCTGGAAATAATTATTTAACAATTTGTTATGAAAAATTTGCACCAGTATTCATTGAAGCAATTAAAGAATTAAATAAGAAAGTTAGTGAATTAAAAAGTGAAAATGAATTATTAAAAAAAGAAAATAGAGAATTCAAAGATGATATTATAAAAATTAAAGAAGCTCTTAATATAAATTAATAGTTTTAATAGTTTGTATTTTCGGATATCATATTACCTATGATTGTGTTGCTTTCTAAGCTATTATCAACAGATGATGTAGCTGATATTGCTGATTCTGCTGAACCAAATGATATTGAACGCTCTCTTTTAATATTATTAGATTCTATATATGGATGATTATATTTGGGATATTTTTCGGTTTCTTCATTTTGAATTTCGTATATACATATAATTTCATCAATTATCATTATTGCTATGTCTTTAACTAAAACAGGAATATTATTATTAATACCATCAAATCTATTTTTATATTTTGTAAGAGCATTTTCAATACCATATATATAGATTATATATTCAATATCTCGCTTATTCTCTGATATATATTCGTATATAATTGTTGTTTTTTTATTTTGTGCTATATTGTAGTTATCACATTTATTAACTTGCATCATTATTTCCATTATTTGACGATTGTATCCAGTAAGCACTGAATTAACGTTATCATCATCGTTATTAAATGATACAACAAAATTCTTTTCACTCATTCTTTATGATAGTCTATAATTTGACATAATATTATCTGTCAATTTTTTATTATAATAGTACATTTTATATAAACGAAGTTTTTTGTAACTATTATATTGAAACTCATGAGATTACTATACCACCATATTTACTATATTTAAACTTTCCTTATATTTTACATAATAGTCATGTGTTGTTCTTGCAATAGCAGACTCAATACTATCAGGTAATCTATAATATAACATATAAAATGATAAGCATAATGCAACTATATTAATTGATATTAAATATATATTTGTATTAAAATCTATTGTCTTTAAATATATATATAATATATAGTTAACTATTACAAATATCAATGATGTTGTAAATATTCTAGGACCACGTTTTAGCCAATATTCTCGTACCTTTGAATGGTCTAATCCTAAATCTTTTTTATTAATATTATTTAATCCTATAATATAATTTAAAAAATCTAAAATAAATATATAATTATATATTTCACATATATTTGATGTATTAATTAAATGATTATTTATAATAAATAGAATATCATCTTTATTAAAATTGGAATCCAGTTTTTTTTCTATTTTTATTAACAATTCCATATCATTTACTTTATTTACCAGTTGTATTAAACTTTCGTGATTTTTTAGTTTAGCAATTTTTATTGTTTTATTTAAAAATTTAACAATATATTTTCTATTATATATTTTTATATAATATTTTGTATACATTTTAGCTCTGTTAAAAGCCCATCTCTTAAATGGTTTAGATATAAAGCGTAAAATTCGTAACATTTTATAATATTATGATAATTATGATATTTTACTTTTAAATTATTTTATCATAGTTATAATATAATGAATAATAATAGGAATATTTTTTTGTATTGGACTGGTAAAGAATACAAATTTATTAATATTTTACGAAATTTTATTTATTTACATTCAACTAATGGAATTGGATATAATGTAATATTGATAACACATGAAAATGTTAAATGTTATATTAAAAATATTCCTAATTATTTTTATAATATGTTACCAGCACTTCAAGCTGATTTCGTTAGAGTAAATGTTATTTGTGATTATGGTGGTATATGGTTGGATTCTGATACTTTGGTTTTAGATTCATTAGATAGTTTATTTGAAATTATTGATAATTCTGATGGATTTCTTGTAATACAACCTAATAATAAATTATGTAATGGTATATTTGGTAGTAAAAAAAATACCGATTTTATAATAAAGTGGAAAAATAATGCCATTAAAATATTTAATGAAAAAAAAGGTAAAATTGCTTGGACTGAAATTGGTAATAATATGTTAGAAACTATGTATAAAGATGAATTACATTTATTTCAAAATTACAAAATATTCAAAGGTGCTGATAATTTATATCCTATTAATTGGACTGATTGTGTAAATGAATTTATAATAAAACCTTATGATAATTATAAGAATATTATACGTGATTATCAACCATTAATAGTATTAGTTAACTCTGTATATAAAGAATTAGAAAATGAAAATGTAAATGATATTTTCAATGGTAACAAACCTATAAATTACTTTATAAATAAATCAATAGAAAATATGAAGCTTATTAATTATGATTTTATTGAGATTGGAACAAGTAATTTTGATACATTAATTCAAAATGCTTCTGATAATACATTAGGCATTTCTATTGATGTTATTAAGTATTATTTAGATCAACTACCAGATAAAAATAATGTTAAAAAAATAAATATTGGTATATCTGATAAAAAATATACTACAAAAGTATATTATATTCCTGAAAATATTATAAAAGATAATAATTTACCCGAATGGTTTAAAGGATGTAATAGTATTGAAAAATATCATCCCATGCATTTAAAACATAATGTTACTAATTATTGTACTATATGTGATGTAGATGTTATACCATGTTACGAGTTATTTTATAAAAATAAAGTAAAAAATGTAGATTATCTTAAAATTGACACAGAAGGTCATGATAGTATTATCTTAAAATCATTATATAATTATATTTATTATCTGCCAACTATATTTTATCCAAAAAAAATATTATTTGAGACAAATGAACTAACTAAAAAAATTGATATTGATACAATTATTAAATTATATACAGGTATTGGCTATAAAATAGAATCAAGAGATTATAATACTTTTATTACGTATTCAGATATATAATCGCCTTGTTTTTTAAAGTATTATCAATTATTTCAGGATAATCAAATGATAGCAGATCCGCTAGTGTATATCTGCCATTTATATACCATTTATTTGTTTTTAATTTGTTAATACAATTTTCTTTGCTAATTATTCTATAATGATAACATAATAATACTCCATTTTTTATATCTATTTCTCTTAAATTATTATAAAATGCCGATAAAACTTGTTTATTATTATTTATACTATCAACTATCTTGCAATTTCCTATACTGTCTCTTGGATGATGATCCCATAATGATTTATATTTTTCTGTTTTAAATATACATTTTACTTCAATACTATTATATCTGCATCTAAACTTATATTTTGAAGAGCTTTTATTATGACGTTTATCATGATTCCATCTGTATGTATTTTCTAATAATACACTTTTTGGGTTATTTTCTATGTAATTTGATGACATCATTACCCATGGTATTTTTATACAATCTGCGTCTTTAAATATAATTTCAAGTTCATCTTTTATTGTATGATTTATAAACTTTTTAGTTGTTATAAATTCATCAACGTCACAGTATATCATCCATAAAAAATTATGCTTTATTTTTTTATAAAGTATATTTGCATAATTATTTTTTATAATATTACTTTCATATATTATGGTAATATTTTCATTAGTTAAATTTTTGTAAATTGATTTATCAACACTATCATCATCAATAATATAAATTTTGTCAACACCTTGGTTTAAATAATAATTACAGAATTCTTCTATGAAAAACTCATCTTTACACCTTGTTATCAATCCTAAAAAATACATATGATGTTATTATTATTTAAATATTTAAATATTAAATATTAATAATGAAGAGTTTATTATTAATATTATATATAAATTGTGTTTTACCATTTAGTTTGTATTCTGTTATTTATCCCGTTAGACATACTTTTAATTATGTTGATAACAAATGGAATTGGAATAATAAGTTATTTCCATATAATAACAAAGAGTCTAATTATATAGGCACTTGGTATTATTATAATAATATTGATTTTATTGAAACGCGTAATGATATTGTTGCTAATCCCGAATATTGGTTTTATAATATTGTGTTGAGCAATTATGTTTGTAAAAATAATAAAATTAAAAGTACAAAAATTATTAATAATACTATGTTTTTACCTACTTATTACAAAAAGCAAAAAAGATATTATGACAATAATAAGGAATATTATAAAACAGAACATTTGTATGCTAATAGAATTATTAAATTAAAACATACTCATGTTTATGATAAATTAGATAATTATGCTAATATATTAAGAACACTTGTAGTACGCCCATGTCATTGTAGTATTACTTGTAGTCCATATATACCTAGAAATGCAATAGTTGAAAATCTTATTGATAAAAATAACATAAATAATACTAATTATACTATATCATTTAATGTATGGTTAACAGAAAAATATATTCAAGAAAATGATATTCGTACCGGATTACATTTATCATATGACGGTATTAATGGTAATCTTAAAGAGTTTATACTTAAAAAAGATAGTTTGCTTAATGAAAAAATAAATATCAATGAAAGAATTAATTTACGGGATTTACATGATAATGGTAATGTAACTAAAATAAATTACACTAATATTGATATTAATGATATATATGAATTTGATAATTATACAACTATTAATTATATTATACTTAAAAATAATTGGGAGGGTAATTATAGAATTCAAAATATACTTAATAATACACATTATAATCAATTGACGTGGAGTGCTGACCATAGATATTTTATACCAATATCAAATAATGATATTAGTAAATATTATCAGCTTAAATTTAAAGACGGAATATATATGAATATTCCCAAGAATTTAAATGCATTTAAAGATGATGATAAAATATATATAGAATTTGTAGCCTTCTTTAAGAACGCTTCTGGTGTTCAAAGATTTTTAGCATGGGGTAGTAAAAATGAAGGAGGTTTTAAAACTTTTTGCCATGATATTTGGAATAAACATTCTACGCATATTTTATTTAATTAGTTTTTTCCATTTATTAAAGTAGATTTTTTTTATAGATCTTTCTCTATGCATATAAAAAAAGATAAATTTTTTATCAACGGATGGTATTTTTTTTAACATTAAACATAGTTCTTTTTCAATATCAATTTCATCTATAACTCTATTATTCATATTTTATAATTTAAAATAATTAATTTTTATATAAGCAAAGATAATAAAAATTGATAGGTATTTATTGAGTTTAATATTATCAAAAAAACTATGACTGTAATGACCAGAAGCATGCAAAAATCTCAAAATACCCAAATTTCAGAAGTGTCTATTGAATCTATTGAACCTACTATAAAACAACTAAATGCTTTTAACCATTGCAAAAGATGGCAAGAAGATGATGATAATAAATTAAAAGATATTGTTAAAAAAAGTGTAATTACGCCTAATAACATTCAAGAAATTGCAAATAGTATTGGTCGTTCTTATGGTTCTATTAAAAGTCGCATTCTAACATTTTATATTAAAAATGAGTTTGATTATGAAACTGGCGATAATGATAATCTTCTTAATAAATATAAGTTTGCAACTATGGAAGATATTGAATATTACGCTTTAAAAGGATTTAGTATTAAAGCTAAACTTGAATATAGGCTAAGAAAAATTAGTAATATTGTTTCTACTATGAATGATAAGAATAAATGTGATAAAGTATTAAAGGTGATTGATAGTATTCGTGAAGAAAATAATTAACTCCATATATAATAATATGGATTCTAATTTATTGATTAAAAAGTTTTATAAAGATTTTCAAGAATATACTTTTAAAAATCAGGTTTTGATCGCTGCATCTGGATTTACTATTGGTATTGCTACATCTGATTTTATTAAGAATATTATAGATGATATTTTTAAACCGATGGGAATATCAATATCTTCTTACGCTATTAATATTATGCATTTGCAAGTTAAAGAATATCCTGTTATTTTTTATATTTTATCTAAAATATTTAATTTTATATTGCTTTTTATTGCTTGGATATTTACTATATTTGTAGCATTTTTTGTTATTGAATATATCTTAAACCGCAAAATAATAGGTTTATCAAGTATAATTACAGATAAAGAAAAGGGGGATTTTATGCAACAGAAAATAGAATCGCAAAATAAAAATAATATTATTCCAAATAATACTGATATTATTGAACTTCATAATGAAAAAATTACAATAGAAAAGTATAAGAAATACAAATAACTTTAATGCGTTTAATAAATTTTTCTCATATAATAATAGAAAGTAATGGGTGATTATAAAAAAGCAGGAAAGAAGAATATTGAAGGCAGAAAAACACCAGTTGTTGTTTACAAAAAAACTGGTAGCTCTAAATTATATGTTATGCGTAAAGGTAGAATGATGAGCTATGTTAACTACAAAAAAATGTGCGCTAAAAAACTTATGGCTAAGGTTGCTAAGAAAGTTTCAAAAGTACGCAAAGTACGCAAAGTACGCAAAGGAGGTGATGTTGGCGAAGTTGGCGAAGTTGGCGAAGTTGGCGAAGTTGGCGAAGTTAGCGAAGTTGGCGAAGTTTTAGAAAATTTAGATTCATCTAAAAATGAAGAAAATTTTGAAACAAATAATGAACTTTTAGGTGGAGCAAATAAATTAAAACAAAGACAAAGACAAAGACAAAGACAAGGACAAAGACAAGGACAAAGACAAGGACAAAGACAAGGACAAAGACAAGGACAAAGACAAGGACAAAGACAAGGACAAAGACAAGGACAAAGACAAGGACAAAGACAAAGACAAAGACTAAGAGGCGGTGAAGAATGTAATCAATAGCAAATAGTATATTAATACGCGATTTTTATAAGATAGTGCTAAATAGAACAATTATCTATTTTTAAATATAAAAAAATAAAAAAAAGTAATGTTTTAAGTACATAATTTTTATTTTTCTTTAAATTTTATAATCCCTTTAAAAAATTATATATATGAGTAATTATGTACTCGTTTTTATATAAAAAATATTTATATTTAATTATTAAAAATGAATACATCATTTTGTGATAAAAATAATAACGTAATATTTATTAAAAATAATGAATATATTACTATTAATTACTATGATATAGATGCTATTAAAAATTTAATACCAAGTACAAAAATACATATTAATGAATTATCCAGATATATAAAAATACTTACAAATGCAGGATATAAATGCTATTATATTGACCAACGTTCTAAACTATAAAACTTAAAGCATTAATCTTAATTTATCAAAAAATCTCATGTATTCGGTCTTAGTTATTATTCTATCTAAATTACTAAGTTCTTTAAAGGGTTCCGCTATTTTAAATGGTACCTTTTTGCTAATTATTTTATTTTGTCTCATTAAAGTATTTATCATATCAAATAAAAATGTTGGATTATAAGCTAATGGTACAGAATATTCGTTATCCGGGCTATTATCATCAGTATATCCGAAACTAGATGGAAATTCTATTTTCAATAATAAATGTCTGCAAAAGTAATTTTCTTCACATGAATATCTATAATGTATTTTTATAAAGTTAGTTGTATGGTAATTATTTGTATAACTAACAGTTATATCACTTCTTCCACCTGTTGTCCCATATCTTGGTTCTTTTAGTCCTGGATATAAATCTTGAATTACTTCTAATATTTTTGCTTTATCTTCTGGTTTAAATTCTTTTCTATTTGCTGGATTTAAAAATGGTTGTCTATCTTTTACTGCCATATACCATGCCTTATATAATGATTTAACATAATATGCATTCGCGTATATTTTTCCATTTTCTTTGTAAGGAATTACTATAACACTCTTTAATTTTTTTAGAGACATATCTTTCCATTCTTCCATAGTATAAAAGTCAGCATCATTAATACTTCCAGCATATTCTTTACGAACATCCATAATTTTGGCTAATTCAGTTTTTTTGTTTGTTTTATATTCAGCTTTTAAAATAGGATTAACAGGTGAAGCAGACCAGTCTGGTGATTTTTCAAAAGATATTGAAGCATCTGAATCCGTAATATTTATAGTATCTTCAATTAATTTATCAATGAGTCTTAAATATAATTGTGCTTGTTTGCTAATATGTCTATATCTATAAAGCTTTTTTAATTGAAGTAACATAAATTCTATTCCATAATACTTATAATAATTTTCTTTTAAATTTCTTTTAAAATCATCAGCAGTTTTGTTATTATCACTATAGAATATAGCTTCATTAAATAAAGTACTCGCTTTTTTTAATATTACTTCTGTTGCTGGTGAATAACCGGTTTTTTCAAAATAAGTATTTTTAACATATTTGTTAAAAGTCGCAGCTTGCATAAATGGATTATAAATTGGTACATATTTTCTAATATCATCTTCTATCTTTCTATATAATAATACGTTTGAATCCGTAATAGCAGGATCTTCTAAATATTTTTTTAATAATTCTGTTGCTTGTGTAATAGTAAGGTTTTTGGTTTTTTTAAATAAACTCATCAAATGTTTTTCTTTTACTGCTGTTGTTTTTGTGGGATATTCTAGTATTTTATCTATATCCTCAAAATCTAATGGTAATTTTAAGTTTTTATAAGGACTATCTTCATCATCTGATTTGCTTTTACTACTGCTTTTACTACTGCTTTTACTACTGCTTTTACTTCCAGATAAACTCGTTTTAAATGCTTCACGACATTGATTTGCTATAAAATGAATTCTATCTTCATTTTTTAATTTTCTTTTTGTTACTGGATGTGTTATACTACCTATTTTTTTATTTACAAACTTTTTGTACTCTTTTAAATATTCTTGACAAGCTTCTTGCTTAATTTTTTTATTTGGGCCTGCTAAGTTGTTTGTATCTTTTTTTAAAGCTTTTACAGTAGATTCTGGTAATTTAGATATAGCTGTTAACAATAATTTATATAATGATACGTCAACTGCTCTTGAACCAGACATTAATTATTCTAATTATTATGAATATAATAAATATGTTCTGATTTATAAAAAAATTGATCGTAAACCTGTTTTGTATTTATTAGGCACAGCCTACCCAATATCTGCTTGTTGAAACTCTTGACAAGAAGCCTTCTCACCACAATCAACTTTGCAAAGAAAACAACTTTCTTAGTATATAAGATAACAACTGGAAAGACAAAATAATGTCCTACAATGTCTTTATTGATGCTAAGAATGTCAAGTTCTGCTGTGGCCCTTGCTGCTCGGTGGATCCTGAGCCTGAACCACTCAATATCGGTAGTGAGCCATATCATTGCTACAAACCACATAGTGGTGGTAGGTACAAACATTTTAATTGGCCACTTTCTAATGATGGCAGTGTTTCTGTAATAAATCTACGTGTATGTCACGGATGCTTCTCGCGCTACAATGACGATGATTTCGATACTGATGACCGCATTAGAGACGGATGCATCGTGATGCAAAAGCTCAAAGATTTTATTAGCGAATAAACGCGAGCATATATATTATAATAATTGAAAAAAACAAAAAAATATATATTTTTTATATAAAAAATAGTCATTATTATACTTTAATGATGTTAAAGTTTATTTCATTTTTAGTTTATTTAACAATTCTAAATAACAATTATATGTTATTTACAGGAAAAAATATGAAAGTCACACCTGCATTTATTAATAATACTTATCCAAAATATAATATCTCAAACAATACAATAAAAATTAATAATGATGTACCTAAATATTTAACAAGAAGGAGTAAATTTTGCCATATTAAGTGTGATTGTTTCTTTTCTCATAGTGTTAAAAATGATAATATATGTGTGTCAAATTGGTTGAGACCACATGGATTTAATTAGCTAAAACATGATATTAGTATAATACCGAATGCTATGCTTGCAATGCCAATTATTTTATATGAACTCATATATTCTTTATAATAAATAGCATAAAATACAGCTAATATAGATATTTCTAATCCAACAAATGCTCTAATATATCCAGGATTATTTGAATAATCTATTGCTTTTACAAGAGCAATATAAGCTGAAAAATGTAATATAGAAAGTATAAATATACCAGTTATATTAACAGGTATTATACTTACTTTATTTTCATAATATTTGTATATCAACACAATAATAGCTAAGAATGCTGAAAAGATAGATAAATAACATGTAATTATAATATTATCTTCTGTTTTAGCAAAATATTTAACAAGTATAAACCATGTTATATTCATTAATGTAACTATCAATGCTAATTGAACCCAATACTCCATTTTATAATTATAAATTAAAATAATTTTGATATAGAACTAATATCAAAGTTACCTTTGCTGTCAGAAAATAATTTTATGAATACATTTTTTGTTTCTTCATTATGTTTATTATGATGATTTGCGTCACTATAAACTATATTAAATACATTATTTATATTTTTTTTATCTAAGCTTTTCAAAAATATATTAAAGGCTCTTAAATTTTCACTTTCATTAGAAGGTCTAACATAATTATCATCATCTATTTTATATAAGTATTCTAATTTAGATTTTTCTAATTTACCATTGGGAAAATATGCTTTTAACATTGTTTCAGCAGTTTCTTTATTAATAATTATGCCAACTTTATTGTATAATTTTATTAATTTTTTTATATCACCATCCATATCAATATGATTATAGCTAAACTTATAATTTGCTAAAAAATCAATGAATGTATTAACATCTCTTGTGGTAATATCGCTTTCATTGCTACTTGTTTTTTGTTGTTTTGTATCAAGTATACCTTTGGCAAAATCACTATTTGATGCAATTAATTTTATATCATTATCTTGTAAATCTAAATTATAGTTTGCATTTAATAATTTTATTCTTTTTTTTATTATTTCTTCATTATCATATTCAAAAATATAATTTAATATTTTATTTTCTACTGATGTTTGTGGTTGTGCTGTTGCTGGTCTTTTTGCTGGTTGTGCTGTTGCTGGTCTTGTTGCTGGTGGTGCTGTTGCTGGTCTTGTTTCTGGTTTTATTGCTTTTGTTGCTGCTTCTGCTGCTTCTTCAGCGTTTATATTATTTGGAAACAATAAATCTAGTAGAAATAGTGTTTTTAGTTGGTTTTTTTCTTTGGGTGCTTCTGCTGCTTTTGCTGCTTTTGCTGCTTTTGCTGCTTCTTCAGCGTTTATATTATTTGGAAACAATAAATCTAGTAGAAATAGTGTTTTTAGTTGGTTTTTTTCTTTGGGTGCTGTTGCTTGTGTTGCTGCTGGTGGTGATGGTGTTGGTGCTGGTGGTGCTGGTTTTATTGCTGGTGGTGATGGTGTTGGTGCTGTTTTTGGTCTATTTGCTTGTGTTGCTGCATCATCCTCCTCTTCCTTCTCTTCATCAGAATCATCAGATACATCAACATCCGGTGTAATTGCTCTTCTTTGTTCATTACAATTTATATCATTTATATTTTTAAAATAAAATTTAAATATTTCTGAAATTATATTTTTATTTTCTTGATTATTTATTTTACTTAATATTTTATTTGTAAATTCTTCTTTTAATATTATAATTAATTCATGATTTTCTAACCTATATTTGGGATAATATTTATTTAATATATTATCTGTTATACATATTACATGTATTTTATATTTTTTATCTTTAATATAACCATATAATTTTATTAAATTATCTATATCTTCATCATTTAAATATGTAAAATTATCAGAATTTAAAAATTCTTTAATAGTCATTTTATAAAAGACATCATACAATTTTTTATAAAATTCAATAATTTTTATTATATCATCTTTTCTGCTATGACCTAATGAATTAAATTTTTTTAAATAATTATAAAATTTTAATATAAATTCGCATGCAATTAAAATTTTTTGATATCTTGATAAATCATTTGAATCAGGTTTAAAACAACTTTTTTTAAAATATTTGTATGTATCATCAATTATTTTTTCTAATATTTCGTTTTTTATTTTATTTGGATAATTTACATCTTGAATTGATGATGTAATTTTAATTTCTTTAAAAAAAGGATATAGAATATTGTTTTGGTTTTTTATTATTAAATTAATTACATGACTATCCGGATTACTTTTTCGGAATTTTTTTATATCATTATCAAGACAATCATTTAAATTTTTTAACGAGTCTTTATTTATAAAATTTTCATTACTAGCATCAATTAAATTATTGTCTGGTGGTGTTTCCGGTGATGATTCTGATGAATCTGATGTATATGATGTATACTCCTCCTCCCTCACCTCCTCTTCCTTCTCTTCATCAGAATCATCAAATTCATCAGAATCATCAGATACATCATATAGGGAGGGGGAGGAGACAGACACATTATCCATTTTATTTAATGTTTTTAGT